GCATCTGCATTCATAGTGTTAGATGAAAGAGGAGGAACAAATACAGTAACAAGATTAAGTAAATCATTTTCATAAAACGCAGTAGCTAAAACAGTACTTTGTGACTGACCAAGCGCGATTTGTGCTAATAACTTACCATAACCTAACTTAACTTGACCTTCATACAATTTACTTAATTCTTGATAATTATAAATTGTGGTATTTAAAAATTGAGCTTTATAATAAACCTTTTTAGGATTCTTATTAAACTTCTTAATAATTAAATTTAAAAACTCTTCAAACTGTACTAATAAATCAGACATAACTGCCGCATCATTAAGAATAGATTTCTCAAGAGCAAGATTACCATCAGTATTAAATAACATTTCAGGTACACCAGCCTCATTGTAAAGTGCACGCTCTATCTTACCTAAATCATCAATAGAAGTAACAGTAGTACCATCAGCCATGTCCGCAACATCTACATCAGCGAATGTTGATAATACATCTATACCAATACCTCTACTAATCATTTGTACAGCATTATTATGCAATTCTTGAACTTCATCAAGGTCAAATATTAAATCACCATTTTTATCAAGCGGGAATTTTTGAATAATGATTTTGAGTAGATTTTGAGCCATTTTCTTTCTATCTAACTCTTGAGCATCTATTAAATCAATAATGTAAGGAATTACTGAAATAAAAATAGGTGTATCATCATCACTTAAATTAAATTTAACACAACATGCTGGATCTAATAAATACCACCCATCAGTATCTCCAGAAAAGTCTCCTTTAAGGCTTCCCGCCTTGTAATATCTATATCCCTTTTGAAAATCATCAGGGAATAACTTTAATACTCTTTTTCTATATTCTTCATCCGGAAACGCATCATCAAAATACTTCATGTTCATTTCTATAACTGGACGACCTTGAATTTTATATCTTGTTCTACAATATTCAACAGGTAATTCTTGAATATTACAAGATATTCCAGTATCAATAATATAGCCATAGAAACAACCGAATTTAACTACTTTAAGAGCTATATCTTTACAAAGTTTTTTAACATTTACATTATCTAAATAATTTAAACAACCAAAAAAATCATCTAATATTTTGTTTAATTGACTTTCTTTAATATCTCCATTAGTAGAGTCAGGCGGGTAGGTGTCACCGCCTTCAATAAAAGGAGTTATATACCAATCATAACAATATAAAAATGCTAAATATCTACATAGTCTTGAATAAATACCATTGGTTTTATACCAATATTCAGAAATTGCTCTTAATACAGGTAAATTATTAGTAGAAATAGCTTGAAGAACTCTTTGTTTATCTCCATAGCTTGGATTAATTCGCGCGCATGGACTATCTATAATTGCATCTGTTAAGCTTTTTATTCCTACTCTAATTTTAGAATAATCGTAAACTGGATGAGATAATTGTTGAGGATTAACATCTTCTAAAAACGGCCTCATAGAAAAACCTTTTTGTCTCTTTGGATCATCTCTATTCATTTTCATTTACCTCTAATATCCAGCAGCATGCATTATATAGTCATAATTTATTCTAACTTCATCAGTATATGGAATAACTACTAAAGTATATCCATGCTGCTTACAATACTCTCTTTTTTTCATATCATTAAATTGTTGTTTTCTTAACCCAGACCATCCGCCAAATCTTTCTTTAGGTTCATAATGTTGGATACCTTGATATTCAATAAGAAAATCAATATCTCCATCATCATCAAATATACAAAAGTCAAATCGTAACGGTCGCCCGTTTAAAGATAACAAATCATTGAATGTATATTCTTCTTTAAAATTTAAACCAGCTTCAGTTAATACTTCGCTAATTTTAATTTCACCTCTTGAAGCTTTCAAAATTTTTCACCTTCTTTTAACTATTGTTATATAAAAAATGAAGTAATAAGATTTATTAAAAATGACCAATTAACTTCTAGTATATAACATCATATCTTTAAAACTCTTACTTCCTCTTCGTTTATGCTTATCTTCTTGTTTCTTTATGTAATATAATCCATATTCAAAAGCAGAGAATCTATCTTTAGGAACTTTCTTACTTGATTGTTTAAGAATAATGTTAACACCTTCATTATCCTCAATAAGATTTAACATTTGTTCTCTAAGCACTGTAGTCATAGTAAAAGGTCTTAAATATTCTGCTCTTTTATCTGGATCCATGGCTTGACCTATTTTAGTAGCCATTAATTTAACCTTAGCTTGCTGTTCATCTATAAGAAGCTTAATTTTACCACTTGATAACTGAGTCTGAACATAACTATGAGCTTCTGTATTTATTGGCGCGTTTGCCTTTATAAGAAACATAGCGTTTCGTTCAACCTCTCCTCTATCATACTGTTTATATTCAGGATATTCATCAGTATTATCTACACCAAACGCGATAAGAGTATCTCCTGTTTCTGGGTCGATTTGTGGTTTAACCATATAATCAACGAACCCTATACCTAAACCATTTGCGTCAATGGCGATAGCGCGCGCCTTAAACTTGTAAAAAAGTTTTTTAATGTTAATTGCTTGTTGTTCAAAGTGTTCTTCTTCATAAGAATAACAATTAACAAGAGACTTAAGTGAAGTTCCACCCTGACCTTGCGGCGTGCACTTAAATACACAAACCTCTGTTGTACATCCTTTTCTACCTACATCGACACCAAGTACATAATAAGCAGATTTACTACTTCTACCTGAGTATTCATACTCTGGCTGTAATAAAACCCTATTCTTATCAAAAGTTTCTGATGAGAAATAAGCGGCTTCACTATCTCCGCCCCAATCAGACTCATACTCTCGTCCAAATGAACTTTCATTATAAGTACCATCAAGTTTAAGTTGCTGAACAAAGTTTTTATTTAATAACCCCTCAGCTACTGGTATACGCCAAGTCCCGCCCATTACAACTGATTCATCAGGATCAAGAATTGATTCAATTACAGTCATCATAAGCTTTTCATATGCGTAAGTACCTTTCCAACCAGCGGTTGTTACATATACTTGACTTTTGTTAACAACCTCATCTTTATTACGAGTACCATCCGGTAATCGTCTATCAACATTCATAAGAGGAATAATAACTTCGTTTAATAATGTTCCATCAATTAAGATTATCTCTTCCATAAGTCCACCATTTGCTCTTCGACCTCTAGATGACTGTCGTGCGGGAATAACATCTAAAACACTACCATTTTTAAACAAAAAAGTAAATTCTTCTTTAGAAGATTTTGATTTACCTCTTTCAAAATTTACCTCATTTGATAAACCAGGTACTAGTTTACACAACTCTTCAGCTTTTTCTCTTGCAATACCAACCGCCTGCTCTTTACCACCAGAAGTAACAAATAAATGGGAGTTAGGATATAATATACAACGAAGCATTAAGACCAACATCGCAAGAAAAGACTTTGAATAAGCACGAGGATATGTAGCATACGCGTGTCTATGCCTCATAACTTGTCTTAAAAATATTCTTTGATAAAAGAATAAATGTAAACAAGTTTTTTGTTCTTTTTCCGGCACGCAAGAGACATAGAAATCAACAAGCAAATCTGGGTAATCTCTGTAAAAAGATATTGCTTTTCGCGTTTCTGATAAACAAGCTAGAAGACGCTGTTCAGATAAACCCATCTTTGCAAAACTATTATGTTGGTCTGTTTTTAAAATATCTTCAAGTGCCATTACTTAATATGCGTCTCCTCTCTATGTATTTTAAAAGCCATAGTATGTTCATCTACTTGACTATCTTGTTCTCGTTCTTCCACTTCTTGCTCCTTGCGCGCAATAATATCTTCATCAGATAATTCCTGTATACCATCTAAACTATCTAAATTATCATTATCTAACATTTCCTTTTCAAGCTCTATTTTCTTTATATAGGTTTCTAATTGTTGACCAAATCCCATATCATTAGTAACTAATCTATATAAAAAGTTTTGCTGATCTTGAACAATTTTATCTACAATGTCTTTTGGTTCACCATCATAAAATTTAGGTATAAAACCGCCTTCTTTTTCACAAAAGGCAACTAACATACCAACACAATCTATTTGACCATTATCTTTGTCCTTGTTTTGTGCGGCGGTGAACTTACCTGATTTTCTAAGGTTGTCACTAACACGCGAAAGTTTTTGATAACCATCAACATCCCCTATATCTATAGCTTGATTCATTTTTAAGTCTGTTTTACACATCAAAATAAGAGTGTTCTTTGTATCAGCATCTTGAACATCGAACGACTCTATCATTTCATTATATTTCTTTTCTAATTCAACTAATTCACTTAATTTATAATGTTTTCCCCATTTTAATACTAAATATATTTTATCATCATCTGTTAAGCCTTCTGTTATATCAGGTAAATTTTCAATTACTAGCTCTTCTTCAGTTAAAGGTTCTGCTATTGGAACTGCACCAGGAATCTGCGGGATTCCAGGTCCAGGAATCGGTATAGGTGAGCCAACCGCAGCTATATCTTCAACTAATTGAGTTTCTGTTGAAACTAAAGTTTTATATTCTGCTTCACTGATTTCACCAGCTTCTAACTTTGCTTTTAGCTCTTCTTCATTTTTACCAGCTTCTTCTTTTTGCGCCTGTAGAATAGCTTGTTTCTCTCGTTTTATTCTTTCGTTAAGCCGATCCGTATCTGCATAAGTATATGGTTCACCGGTTTCTGGATCTATCCACTGTTTAAGTTTAAATTTAGATAAATATTTTCCAAATGTAGCAGGTCCGCCTATCTTGTTTGGGTCTTTTGCATAATCTTTATCTCTTAATTTATTCCATTCTTCAGGAATATAAGGAATATCAAATCTTTTCATTAACCAAATATAAGTATCTGGTTCAAAATTATTTACATGCATACATAAACAGTCTTTACATAATTCATCATAACGACCATCTTTATGTTTATAAAATTTTATAACAGACAAGGTTTTTTTACATTTATTGCATAAACATTTTTCGCCTGTTGCCATTCAGCATCATCCTTTCTGATAGTTAATTTTTTTATTGCGGCATTCTTTACAAATAGAATAAAACCCATCTTTACTTGTTTTATTCTTTGAAAAAAACCTATTATGAGCTAATTTAGTTTGCCCACATTTACTGCAAGTTTTCCAAGTCCCTTTTCCGGTTGTTTTATAATACCAAACAATATAATTTTCTTGTGCTTGATTAACTAACATTTTAGGAATTTTATTTTTCCATAAAGAAGATATATATTCAATAGAATAAGTAATATTGTGCTTTTCTTTTAACATTTTTTGAATTTCTGCATTAGTTTTTTTATCTATTTTATATTGAATTAAATCATAATAAACTGGGTATTTATCTTTGAATGTTTGATTAATTAGACTATCTACTTCTT